AAGCGGGAGCGCACAGGTCCAAAGCCTAAGTTCTACTCTAAGGACTTGCTGAAAATCATTCACTTTGAGGCGGTCATTGCGATGACTTTAGCCCTTGACGTGTCCCGCGGTAAGACCATAAGCCAGGAAGACCTTGACCGTGCCTGGCTAGCCTACGAGAGGATTGATGAAGCTCTCAAATTCGCCTGACGGCATCGAAGAACGGGCCAAGGCGCTCGACCAACACCGTAAAGTCCGACAATCCGACATTGACGTAGCAAAATATGAAAAGTTAACCGAAATCAAGTTGAAGGTCCGAGAGGCGAGCGCCTACCTGCTCGAGATCCTTGACAGTCGCAATCAACCCGCTCCACCCAAGCCGCTACAGATGCCCTGGACCAAAACCTGGGGCGAGTTTGAGTTCCGTCTCGGCGAGGTGACCGTCTACGCGGGCTCTAACGGGGGCGGCAAGAGCCTACTTACGGGTCAGATAGCACTAAGCCTGGTAGCGCAAGGTGAGCGCGTCTGTATCGCTAGCTTTGAGATGAAGCCAACCCGTACCCTTACCCGGATGCTGCGTCAATTCTCTGGTGAGAACGTTGAGGGGATGACCTACCCTCAGGAGGCGCTGGCGAAGACGGTCGTTGACTTTGACACGTTCTCGCAGTCCAAGCTCTGGCTGTACGACCAGCAGGGGACGACTGATGCGCGATCGGTTGTGGCGATGGCCAGGTACTGCGCGATGGAGCTTGGCATTCGTCATATCTTCATCGACAGCCTCATGAAGTGCGTCCAGGGCGAGGATGACTACAACGCCCAGAAGAACTTTATTGATGAGCTGACGGCGCTGGCGAGAGACCATGACGTCCATATCCACCTGGTGCATCACATCCGCAAGCTGCTATCTGAGGAGGCGCAGCCGAACAAGTTTGACCTCAAGGGTAGCGGCGCTATCACCGACCAGGTTGATAATGTGTTCGTGGTCTGGCGCAACAAGAAAAAGGAGACGGCTCAGAAGAGCGGCGGCGGTTTTATGCCGTTTGAGCACGACCTGACGCTGATGTGCGAGAAGCAGCGAAACGGTGACATCGAGGAGTGGTACAAGCTCTGGTATCACCGTGAATCTCAGTCATTTTGTGAGAACGAGCAGATGAACCTAGTGAGGTACGCATGATGGAAATTACTCTGCCCTGGCCACCGAGCGTTAACACTTACTGGCGCAAGTGGAAGAATCGAATGGTCATCTCTGACGCAGGCCGTCTGTACCGTGAGGCTGTAATGCATCAGATCATGCACAGCAACCCGACGGTTCACTTCGAGGGTCCGATCGTCATGACGGTGGAAGCATTTCGGCCTGACAAGCGCAAGCGGGACCTCGATAATCTTCTTAAGGCGCCGCTCGATGCGCTGGCTCATGCGGGTATTTACAAGGACGACTCGCAGATTGTAGACTTGCGTGTCTTCTGGGGCGATATTGTCGCAGGGATGTTGAAGGTAACCATCAAAGAGGCTGAAAGTGAAAATTAACGAATGGATTCAAGGGTTTGACGCTGGCGTGGCAATCATCATCCAAGAGGTGGAGGCGTGGATGAAGCTGCGCCCAGAGCAGGAGTCGGTCCTCGAGCCCCTCCTGGAGCACCTCAAAAGCGAGGATTTGCCCGACCAAAAAAAATTTGAAAAAAAGTGAAAAAAATCTACACAGGACAAAAAATTCTGTGTAGTATTCAACTCATGGGCTGCACGGTGTGGCCCAGGTTAAAAAGGACAGTGAAATGAACAACGATCTTCAGCTCAACAGCATCGACACCCTCGGCACGCTCCTGGCTCAGATTGCAGACCTCACCGCTCAGGCGGATGCAATCAAGGACAGCCTAAAAGACCAAGCTACCCTGCCAGATGGCCCTAAGGTCTTTGAGGGTGCCCTCTTCAAGGCTACCCACTCTGAGTCAAACCGCTCTGTTGTGGACTGGAAGGCTCTGGTCAAGTCCTGCGGCATCAGCGCCGACAAGGTGGCCGAGTTCACAAAGTCAACCGCGGTGTTCAGCATCAAGGTCACCTCCCGCTAATCTAACCGGCCCCCACTAAACCGGGGGCTTTTTCATATGCAAATTGAAATGTCCGAGTCGTCAACAGTTCTCCTGGTTAATGCCCGCAAGCTACAGGAGATTCTTGCTTCTTCATCGCCTGACAGAACGCTTGTCAATTCATTGGTGAGTGATTTACTCTTTCATTGTTCACGTCTCTATGTTGGAAACAATGAAAGTAATCGAATTGAAGCATCACTTCGGAAAACGGGGTAACTCAAGCGCCCGAGCGGTAGACGAAGAGGAATTGGTTGAGCTGCTTGGCCATTTAAAGCCTGAGAATAAGCGTATCAAGGTTTATTCCAATTATGGCTTTGTCACTAAATCTTACAACTTCCCGTGCAAGATCCAGTTCATCGAGGCCAGGCGCCAGAAGGATGGCTCTTGGGACTTCACGATCGGCTGGGAGCAGGCGGCCAGGAAGGACGGCATCGGCGAGAGAATCATTGTGGAGTAGAGTATGGAGCGCGATATTGCGTGGCGTAAATGGCGAGACAGCATCATGGCCGGAACAGGCAACTACCACCCCCTTGAGGAGCCGCTGTACAAGTGCTGGTGCGCTGCCTGGGACTCTGCCTGCTTCAGCTTTGAGGAGAACAAGCCTCCAACGGGCCTTGGCCAGCGCCAGCTGATGAAGCTCGCACTAGCGGCGGGCCTTATTGACAAGCACGAGAATGCCAAGGACTATTACGTTAAGGGTGACCTAGATGAGGTTGTCGATTTTGCCCGTCTGGTGGAGGATGCACACAACATCTGACCGCCGACAAAAGGAGTTGGATAGATGTTCAAACTGGCCAGGAAAAACTATCTTCGCGAAATTTTTAGCGGAGGCAGTAGCTGCACAGGAGACTGCGGACAGGGAAGGCGATGCACCTGTTCCGGCGAGTCAAAAGAAATGAGCCAGGCGCCGGAAACAGCAGAAAAGCCTACTGATAGCGACGCACAAAACCCTGCGTCTTGTATCAATAGATCAGACATCATCCGCATGGCGCGTGAAGCTAGGATGCCGTACTTTTACGGGACTTGGGAAATTGCCAATCTTGACGGCCTTGAACGTTTTGCCAATCTTGTTGTTGCGCATGAACGCGAGGCGCAGACAGAGCAGGAGCTTGTGATCGACTGCCCTCGGTGCGGTCATTGCTGCCCAAAACGCCCGTGGGTTGGGCTGACGGAGGAAGAGATTAAGGAGTGTTTCACCATAACGCCTGACTTATTTTTGCCGTGGCATATCTACACAAGAATTGAAGCCAAACTTAAGGAGAAGAACGCATGAGCGGCGGACACTTTAATTTTGAGCAGTTCAAGCTACATCAGCTCGCGGATGACATTGAGCAGATGGTCCTGGACAACGACGCTCAGGACTGGGAGGATAAGTACGCCAAGGAGACGATCGCCGAGTTCAAGGAGGCGGTGAGGCTGCTTCGCCGGGCCTACATCTACGTCCAGAGGGTTGACTGGCTAGTCTGCGGTGACGATGCGCCTGCAACCTTCCACAAGCGCCTACACGCACAACTGAAGGAGTTGGAATGAAGATCTGGGTTGACCCGCCAGAGGGGTGGCGGTACGGGTTCCCGAAAATCTGGGACAACGAGCTGCACACAAACTTGTATCACTGGCTAGATGACCGCGGCTACCCGCCCAGCGTCCGCGAGAGTTACGGTGAATATTTCATGATCAGACAATGGAAGGTAGAAGATGACGCAGCAGCGGGTACTTGATTACATCATTGAGCACGGACCCATCCAGATGTCTAAGATTGAGGTGGAGGGTATGACCAGGAAGTCCATCTCAGGGGTCCTGATGAGGCTGGTAGAGAACAATTCAATCGTAAAGGATGACGAGATTGAAAACGGCAGGCGCCGGACACTGTACAGGTCGAAGGTCGCGGCGGTAGAGCCCGAGTACTCCTACATCCTGCGGAACCTACCTCGAGAGGTGATGGCAATTGACGGATGAAGAACACGAGCCAACATTCGTCGTTGAGCCGTATCCCTATAATTCCCGTTTTGCGCTCAGGATTGGCTGGTGGCGCTATTTGAACATTGAAGAGATCAACGAGTCGATTGCTGAGGCGATGGCCAGGCTTGACAACAAGGAGACGATCTCAAAGGAGTTGGGACTTGAGTTATACGACATCGTGGCCGTCAAACTAAAGGATCGAAACTGTGACTGATGAGGTCAACAGCCCAGGCCACTACACCGCGGGCGGAATCGAGACGATCGACTATATGCGGGCCAAGGCGAGCCCAGAGGAGTTCCGGGGATACCTGAGGCTCAACGCACTAAAGTACCTCAGCAGGGCCGGCCTGAAGGGTGATGCGGTAGTTGACCTGAAGAAGGCCGCCTGGTACATCAACCGCCTGATCGGGGAGTTGGAGGGTTAGGGTTTGTCCCTATAAAAAAAGTTCAAAAAAGTTCACACAAGCGGTTTTGTTTGTGAGAGTATTTGTCTACGGGCTGCGCGTCGTGGTCCACAACAGTGAAAGGTAGTGAAAATGAACCAACAGCGAATCATTGCAGACTTCATCAAGGCAGCCAAAGAGAACGATGCCTGCGACATCTGGGCCGCTCTGCCTAGCAATCATCCTCTTGTGTTGAACCGTACGACACGCCAGATCCGCAAGGTTAAAGATGTGCTCGCGGTGTACTGGGATGAGCTTGGCAACAAAATTTGCCTGACCACTGAACTGCGAGTGATCCAACACTAAATTCATCAGGGGGTCTCGGCCCCCACTTCAAAAAAGGATAGTGAAATGAGAGCAATCATCAAAGCAGCCCTGGCAATTCGCGAGCTTCACCAGACCCTCTTGAACATCAGCGATGACGATGGTAAAGAGATAGAGGATTACACAGACGCCGAGATCGTCGCCGAAGCCGAGTATGTGTTGTCAACATATTTTGAAAACGGCCACTTCAATTACGATTTGTTGATTGGCGAGTTCAGCCCTGGCGAACAACGCATTGCAAAACAAGACGTTCGCAAACTTAGGTCTTTGATTGCCAAATATAAAAAGCCTAGCAAACCTGAGTGAACCAACCGGGGGCTAACCACCCCCTAGGGTTTCCCCTAGTAAAAAAAGTTCAAAAAATCTTACACAAGGCCAAAAATTCCAGGTAGAGTTTCACTCATGCGCTGAACACCTCGGCGCAAACCAGAAAGGACAGTGAAATGAACGATTGGAACGCCCCCTTTGAAACATGGCTTGGATCGGGCAAGTTTGACAGCAAAAACCGTGAGATCGGCTACATCGTTGGTCTTAACGACAACGGAACAGAGTTCGCAGCCTGGGTCCAAAACGGTCGAAAGATCGGTTACGAATTCAGCGACTTTGGGGTCCCTCAGCGCAGCAAGCAGTTTCCCAACCAGCAAGACGCCGTTGACTGGGCCTACAAAACCGCTTACGAACGCATAGCAAATCTGTAAATCAACCAGGGGCTTCGGCCCCAACCAAAGAGCCAAAAAATGAAATACGTAGCAATTCTTACAGACGCAAGCGACACTTGGTACGGCTACGGCAACACAGACCACGCCGCCGTAATGGACGCCGTTACGCTCTACCCCAAAACCAACAAAACACAATGCGCGCTGTCAGTCTGGCTTAACAGTGAAATTGTTTACTGTTCCACACTGTCAAAGTATTTTGACGACATCAGCTAACAACAAACCCGGGGTCTCGGCCCCCAACTTAAAAAAAGGACAGAAAAATGAACGAAGAAAATATGTGTCTAGAAGACCTTCAGGTGACTTTTTCAACCACGACTATTAAGACAAAAGATGGTGTGTGGGTTCGGACAGACGACTGGGAAAGTACACAGGTTTGGCTTGAACTAGAGTTAGATAACGGGAGCTTTCACGTCATCATGACCCCTAATGAAACCATTCGCGTGATCAAGGGCCTCCAAAAAATTTTAGACTTGATTGTTGGAAAGGAACGCCAACCCACACCTCGAAAAAAAACTGAAAAAAAGTGAAAAAAGTTCACACAGACCGATTCGTTTGTGCCACTATTTGTCTACGGTCACTAACGATCGCAACCAAGAGAAAGGACAGTGAAATGAACGCAGCACAAAATGCCTACGACAACCGCTTCGATCCACGCCTCGAGGGCGCCGACGAGGAATACCTCTGGGACGAGACCGAGGAAAACAAGACCCACCTCGTCGAGCAGTTCGTAACCTTCGCCAACTTTGAGGCGTTCAAGGCAGCAGGCTTCCAGAACAACGAGTGGGTAGCCAAGCTGATCAACGAGCCCGTGACCTCCTGGGCAACGCAGTGGGTCGCCGAAGAACTCGCACAACTCGAGGGGCAGTGATGAACTCCTATCAGGAACGAGAGAAGCAGATAGAGGAAATCCGCGCCCTCATCGAGAAAAACGCAGACCGTATGTTCTACGAGTGCGAGATTGACGAGGCCCACAAAAAAGACTTCACCATCGGCGCAACAACCGACCTGGCAGCCCGAATCCTCCTGGAACTCTCAGAAGACCGCCAGAATTTCTGGATCAAATCTTTCAAAAAGGAATGGCAATGACAATCGCAACAGCTAAAATGGCCACCAAGTGCCTGGTACTCAACGGCATCCACCTCGTCCCCCACTTCCACTTCAACGGCTACTACGCCCTCCCAGGTGGACTAATGGCCAGCGAGGCAGAACTGGTCAGGCGCGGGGCAAAGAAGGGTATGCTCATGCTATGGCCGAAGTTTGACTAACACAACAAGCCGGGGAGACCCGGTTTTTTTATGCCATAATGATTCCTCGCTCCCATGCGGTCCGTCGGTGGTGGGAGCTTGCAAACCCTGTTACACGAGCAAGCCAGAGCAGGGGCGGTGGGCGAATCCCAGAGCCGGGCGGTTGAAATAAGTCTGGGAAAAGCGTTGCCGAGGCAATGTAAAGCGTCTCCGTGTCTCTCTATAGGTACGGTAAGGGCTTGCATTGCCTCCCATAAGATAGAAAGAAAGAAAAGAAAAGAAAAGAATAATAAGGCGCCGCTTTCGCTATTTTTTTTTCTCGGAGATTTTTAAGATGCATCATGTAACGGAGGCCAATCAAACGATCGTTAGAACACTAGCGGCTGCTGGCATTCGTCATGAGGATATCGCCACAAAGCTTGGTATTTCTCAGGACACACTAGTTCGCAAGTATCGTGTAGAGCTTGATGATGGACGTATTGATGCCACCTCAGAGATGGCTACGTCACTCTTTAATGCAGGGAAGAACGGGAATATCCCCGCGGCCATCTTCTGGCTTAAGTCTCGTGCAGGATGGTCTGACAGATCTCAAATTGAGTTGACCGGTGAGAATGGCGGCCCCATTAAGGTTGACACTACTGTGTTCAATGAACTGATCACCAACCTCGAGACCAGGCGACAGCTCAAGGCCAATGAATGATGATGCGCTAATTCAGGCGCTCTCCGATCCTAAGGTACAGGCTCAGGCTGCAGCACTCTCCGACGTCGACAGAGCCGCATTCTTCTGGCGGATGAAGTGGCTTACCGGAGCCCACGATCACCAGATAATGCCTCCAGGGGACTGGTGGTCAATATGGCTTCTTTGTGCAGGCAGAGGTGCTGGAAAGACCAGGCTGGCCGCGGAGCAGATAGGGTGGCTTGCATGGTCCAATCCTGGCACTCGAGCCCTTGTTGCCGCCCCAACATCCTCTGACGTCAGGGGAACTTGCTTCGAGGGCGACAGCGGGCTTCTTAACGTCATTCCTCCCATTTTGGTAGAGGACTACAACAAGTCCCTTCACGAGCTCAAGCTAAAGAACGGCAGCCTCATCAAGGGTATCCCTGCCAGTGAGCCAGAACGCTTCCGAGGTCCACAGTTCCATTTTGCCTGGGCTGATGAGCTAGCGGCCTGGGATTACCTGCAGCAGGCATGGGACCAGATTCAGTTCGGGCTGCGGCTGGGTAAGCGGACGATCATGATCTGCACCACAACGCCCAGACCTAAAGACTTGATCATCGACTTGATCGGCCGGGACGGTGATGACGTAGTGGTGACCACCGCCAGCACCTACACCAACCTGGCCAACCTATCGCCAAACTTCCAGCGGCAGATCCTGCAGTACGAGGGGACCAAGCTCGGGCGCCAGGAGATATTCGCCGAGATCATTGACCCCGAGGAATCAGGCATTGTCAAAAGGGATATGTTCAAGCTATGGCCGGCTGATAAGCCATTCCCGCGGTTTGAATACATTATCCAGAGCTATGATTGCGCCTATACAGAGAAGACGCAAAATGACCCGACTGCCTGTATTACTTATGGCGTCTTTAAACCGACTGACGATCCAATGGCGGTGATGGTCATTGATTGCTGGCAGGATAGACTACAATACCCCGATTTACGGCCTAAGGTAATTGAGGAATACAACAATGTGTATGGCGAGGGAAAGGATCGCAAGCGCGTTGACCTCATTCTGGTTGAGGATAAGTCAGCCGGTATCAGCCTCATTCAGGACCTTCAAAGGGCGCATCTTCCCGTTCGCTCATATAACCCCGGCAAAGCAGACAAGATGCAGCGACTCAACATCGTCAGCAACGTAATCGCCCGCGGCCGCGTCTGGATACCTGAGAGCAGTACCAGGCCGGGGTACGTTCGCGATTGGGCCGAGGGGATGGTCAGCCAGCTCTGTGCATTCCCAGAGACGACGCACGACGACTTTGTGGACTGCACCAGCCAGGGCCTGCGGTTTCTCCGAGACTCGGGCTGGATTGAGATTGATCCACCGCCTCAAGAAGATTACGACGACGACGACTACGCGGACTCCGGCGCCAGCAGGAAGCGCGTCAACCCCTACGCCGCATAGGTGATATATGCCGATTGACCAGAAGATGCTCGACGAGGAGCTCCGCCAGGCTCGAGATCGAAAGAAAGCCGCTCCCCGCAAAGAGCTCTCTGGACTGGACGCGGCCGTTGCCAATCGGTTTGGGTTTGATCCTGAGGCGGAACGTCTCGGACTGCTGCCATATCCGCGGGGAGCACTGACGAAGGGTAGCAAGGTGGACCTGACCGATTGGGTTGCGCCTCAGTTCGTATATGACGCCGCCAAGGCCTTCTCATTGCCTGGGTACGCGGCTCAGGGTGGGGAGTATTCGCCAGAGGATGTGGCTAACATGGCCGCTTCAGTATCAGGTGGCGGCATGGCTATAGGGCGGGCTCCAGCGGGCGCCTTGGGGATGGCGGCTCGACAAAGCAGGGCAGACAATGTCGCACAGGGTTTGTATCATCCAATCGGCAAAGGGCAGAAGCTTGACAAGCCAGTTAGCCAAATGCAGTTCATCCAGCAGGACATACAGAACCTGCCCCAGCGACAGTTCATCAAGCCAGAGCAGATGCAAAATGCAATCATTCTGCCGGCTACCGGCGATAGAACAGCGGCTGGTCGCCTTTTGACTAGCATTGAGGGAGTCAACCTTCCGAACCCCGTAACGCTTGAAGGCGGGCCTGATTTCATGAGGACTCACCTCCCGCATGGTTCTGCATGGGCCTCTGACAAGGGGGTGATCTCCGGGCTTTCTAAGCGAGTACGGGAGGCGGCAGAGAAGGGGAACGGCGACGTATATATGGTCTATATGCCGATGGGCCATTCCGCTGGTGATTTTTCCACAATGATGACTGACGCATTGCTACAGCAGGTAAAAGGTGGGAAAATAACCAAAAAATCCAAGCGAGAATTTGACGAAGAGCTACAAAGAAGCCGGCCAGAATGGAAGGGCCTTGAGAAGCCGGGCGCTCGAGAGCAACTCAACGCAAACGGTGCTCTGCGACACGCATTCATTGATCGTATGAAGTTAGACAAGTTCAGAGAAGCAGGGTTCCCTGATCTGCCTAGTGCCCGGGCCGCTATCACAGAGCCATCGTTGATGGACGTACCGATTCACCACGGCGGGTTTTCAATAGCGAAGATGGACCCAACTGGCCGGGTTATCACGAATCCAGTTGCACCGCACACGACGTATAACACTCAGCTTGGCGGCCAATATGTGGGCGGGTTCGAGCGGCCTATCCCAAGAGAGTTTTTGTTTTCAGGCTTCACTGATGCTAGGCGAGCGGCCAACACCGATCCGGCTGGCGACATGAGATCTTTTAACCTTTCTTATCCTTACCAAAAAGCAGATCAACAATGGCTAAACAGAATAATGCAATATATGAATGCAAACCAGCAGCCATGAATAACCAAGAAGAGTTTGAAATATTAGTTGAATACATTCATTCAGCTATTGAATCAGAGCAGTCAGAACCAAAAGAGTTTTTGCCTGAAACTGAATTGCGTTTGCGATTGGTTTATACGGCACTTCGCAGGGCTTTTGATTTGCCAGATCCTTTGTAGTCAATTAACAAGAGAACCAATATGGCAACGCAATTCCCAGTTGACGCCGAGGCCGATCGCTTCGTTGATGGCCAGCCAGATGAGGCGCCGGCAGAAGACATTGGCTCGCTGTTTGAGGACTCCGACATTGAGGAGCTGCCCGACGGTGGCGCGATGGTCACGACCAAGTCTGAGGGCCCTCGAGAGAATGAGGACTTCTACCGCAACCTGGCCGACGATCTCGATCTTGAGATGGACGAGGACTTCGGCGGGATGGCGCTTCGCTACATCGAGCTGGTTGAGAAGGATCGCCGGGCTCGAGAGAAGCGCGATGAGCAGTATGAGGAGGGCATCCGCCGCACAGGGCTAGGTAACGATGCGCCTGGCGGGGCCAACTTCAGCGGCGCCAGCAAGGTCGTCCACCCCGTAATGGCCGAGGCCTGTATCGACTTCGCCTCCCGAGCGATCAAGGAGCTGTTCCCGCCCGATGGCCCTGTACGTACAAACATCATCGGCGACGTTGACGAGAACAAGCTAGCCGCGGCCGAGCGCAAGCGGGACTTCATGAACTGGCAGCTCACGCAGCAAATCGAAGAGTTCCGGGACGAGCAGGAGCAGATGATGACGCAGCTGCCGCTAGGTGGCTCGCAGTACATGAAGCTCTGGTACGACGAGAAGAAGCGCCGCCCCTGTGCTGAGTTCCTGCCGATCGACAACGTCCTGTTACCTTTTGCCGCGGCCAACTTCTATACGGCGCAGCGGGTCACTGAGGTCCACGACATTACCCAGTACGAGTTTGACCGCCGGGTAGCGTCTGGGCTCTATAAAGACATTAGCTGGATGTCGTCTGCGCTCGAGCTTGAGCCAACCAAGTCGCAGAAGGCTAACGACAAGATTGAGGGTCGCAATCACGGCGAGAACGAAGACGGGATGCGGCGTATATACCACGTGTATACATGGCTCGAGATCAAGGGTGACGAATACACGAAGGGGGAGTCGGCGCCGTACATCCTGATGATTGACGACTACAACTCTGAGGCAATTGGCCTATACCGGAACTGGGAGGAAGGCGATGACACGATGGCCAAGCTTGACTGGATCGTCGAGTATAAGTTTATTCCTTGGCGTGGCGCTTACGCTATCGGCCTTCCTCACCTTATTGGTGGCCTGTCTGCTGCTCTTACCGGTTCTCTTAGAGCTCTTCTAGACTCGGCCCACATCAACAACGCCGCGACGCTCCTAAAGCTCAAGGGCGCGAAGCTGTCCGGGCAGTCTGTACAGGTTGAGGTGACGCAGGTTGCGGAGATTGAGGCGGCGCCAGGCATTGACGACATCAAGAAGCTTGCGATGCCGATGCCGTTCAATCCGCCCTCCCCCGTCCTGTTTAGCCTGCTGTCGTGGCTGACGGACGCTGCCAAGGGGGTGGTGACCACGAGTGAGGAGAAGATTGCTGACGTCCAGGCCAATGCACCTGTTGGGACGACGCAGGCGTTGATTGAGCAGGGCGCCGCGGTGTTCTCTGCTATCCATGCCCGCCTCCACGCAAGCCAGGCGCGGATGCTCAAGATCCTGGGCCGCATCAACAAGTGGTACCTGGAGGATATGCAGCGCGACGAGATGGTTGAGGGGCTGGACATCAACCGTGAGGACTTCTTCAAATCGGCTGATGTAATCCCGGTAAGCGACCCTCACATCTTCTCCGAGACGCAGAGGATGGCGCAGACGCAGGCCGTGATGGCTCTGATGGAGAAGAACCCTGATCTATTCAACAGGCAGGCTGTTGTTCAGCGCTTTTTAAAGCAGATCAAGGTACCGAACATCACCGAGTTGATGGTTAGCACGGCCGGACCTGAAAAGGCCGATGCTGCTACTGAGAATGTGGCTATGTCTATTGGTCAATCGGCTAATGCTTACCCAGAACAGGATCATTTGGGTCATATTCAGGTGCATCTGGACTATGCAAAGGACCCTGTATATGGTGGAAATCCGCTAATTGCCCCGACTTTCTCTCCAAAAGTCATTGAACACTTGAAGCAACACATTGTTCTGTGGTATTTAAGCAGAATGAATGGCTATGTTAAGAAGACAACTGGGGAAACAGTTGAAGATTATGGATCAATGACCGATCCTAAGCCAATGGATAAGATATTTGGCGCCGTATCTCAACACGTCATGCTAGATACGAAGGAAACTTTGGCTGGAATCATGCCAGTTATCCAACAAATTATGCAACAATCGCAACAAAGCAAGCCCCAGCCGGATATGCCGCCTGATGCTCAGGTTCTTTTGCAGACCAGCATGGCTGAAACGCAGCGTAGGGCGCAAAGGGATCAGCAGGAGATGCAACTTAAGCAAGCTGAACTGCAGGCGGAGGCATCTTTGCGGACTCAGAAGATGCAAGCTGACCAAGAACTGGCTGAAAAGGACCTTCAGCTGCGTTATGGCTCAAAAGAACTCGAGATGCAACTCAAAGAGCAGATTGAGGCCGCAAAGATTGAGCGCGACGCGGTTGGTTTGAAAAATGACCAAGACAAGATTGCTATTGAAATGGCAAAAGGTGGACTGGTTAAGGATAATTCGATGGGTATGTCTGAGGGCGGTTTAATTCAACAAGGGGGCGGTTATGAAAACCAATGATCAGGATCAAAAGAGCGTCTATGTAAAACAACATAAACGTATTGCAATGGGTGAGAAGCTTGACGGCCAATCGCTTAAAGGTGGTAATGAGAAGAAAGGGGCACTTGAACAGGCCAAAGAGAAGAAATGAGGATCATTTCTGACTTAATTGGCTTGATTGAAGAGCAAAAAGGGTTTGTTGCCGACTCTATGTTAGCCGGCGCAAATAGCTGGGAGGCATACCAGCGACTAGTTGGCCAGAGTATTGGCCTTCAGATGACTTTGGACTTTATCAATAACTTACTTGAGGACGGTGATGCAAATAGATGAACTTGAATGGGCTTTCCCATTGGTGGAACCGGGGGCGCGGCCGGCAGGTGGACGAATTCTTGTCCAACTAAAGCGGACCAAGCGTAAGACGGCAGGCTCGGGAATCATTCTCGTGGAGGAGACGAAGGAGCAGGAGAAGTGGAACAACATGGTGGCCAAGGTCATTGCGTTGGGTCCTCTGGCTTTCTGTCACCGTGACTCTCAGCAGCCCTGGCCGGAAGGCGCATGGTGCAAGGTGGGAGATTACATCCGCGTTCCCAAGTGGGGCGGAGATCGCTGGGAGGTTCCGATCCCCAGCCAAGACAAGGAAGACCCAGCCCTTTTTGCCATTTTCAACGATCACGAGGTTATTGCGATCGTAACTGGCAACCCTCTTGATATGCAGGTGTATCTATGACCGACGACACTCAAGAACAGGAAGTTGGTGAAGTTGTAGAAGAGCAGGACGGTTCCGCGGTTGCGCTAGTTGATCTCCCGGACGAGGGTGGGGATCAGGAGGCGGGATCTTCTGAGACGGCGGAGCAGAACCGTAATCGCAGGCGCGAGAAGAAGGAGAGGTTCAAGCGCATCAACGAGGAGAAGGACACGCAGCTAACGGTATTGCAGCGCCAGAACCGTGAGCTGCAAGAGCGCCTCTCTGTGGTTGAGCGCCGCGGCGTCCAGTCTGAGATTGAGGGCGTGGAGAAGAAGATCCGCGAGGAGCAGGAGCGTTATGAGTGGGCGCTGGGCCAGGTCAAGAAGGCGGTTAGCGAGGTTGACGGTGATACTTTTGCCTCAGCGCAGCAGGTGCAGTCTGACGCTGAGAAGAAGCTTGAGTATTGGCGCTGGAAGAAGCAGTCAATGGTTGAGCAGGCTGAGGCGCCACCTAAGGCGGATCCTCGGGTCATTGATCAGACCAACAAATGGATGGAGCGCAACAAGTGGTTCAATCCAAGTGGTGGGGATACGGACAGCGACATTGCACGGGTAATTGACGCGCAGCTGGCTCGAGAGAACTACGACCCCTCATCTCCCGAGTATTGGGAGGAGCTTGATTCTAGGTTAAAGGACCGATTGCCAAATAAACAAAGACGCCCCAGAAGTGTTGTCACTGGGTCTGAGAGGGAGTCTACGCCTCAATCAAGCGGTGATTCTTTCTACATAAGCCCTGAGCGGGTTAAGGCCATGAAGGACGCTGGCTTTTGGGATGATCCAAAGATGCGATCCAAAATGATTAAGCAATACGCGAGTTGGAATCGCAATAACCGGGAAAATGCATAAATGGATGCTAGAATAAAGAAACCGTTATCTCTTGGCGGCCGCGAAACTCGTGCTAGCGAGGACGCATCAAGGGCTCCTGTAGAGGAGAAGTTCATGTCAGCGCAAGAACGTCGAAGGATGTGGAGCGATGAGTGGACACAGACCGCGCTACCAAAAGTGCCGCCTTTACCGGGATGGCATCTTTGCTGGCTCTCGACGACGAACAGCTACGACAGTATTGATAAGCGGATGCGGCTTGGGTACGTTCCCGTTACAGCGGATGAGTTTCCTGGGTTTGAGAATTACCGTGTAAAAGCTGGCGAACAGATCGGTCACATTGCTTGCAATGAGATGGTTTTGTATAAGCTTCCAATGGACGTTTATCAAGACTTGATGTTGCATATGCATCATGAATTACCCAACGACGAGGCGGATAAGATCCGAGTCCAAGTTGAGAATCTTCAGGGTGCAAGAGACAGTTCTGGGAAGAGTTTGGGTCGAGTAGAAGGCGAAGGCTTTGGTGAATTTGACCGAAACGTAAAAACGCCCATATTCCAAGGGTAACTTTTATTAGGAGTGTGCTATGTCAGCAACTAGTGCTCCGTTCGGCCTGCGCCCGGCGTTCCATCCTTCTGGTCTGGATCGCGCTCAAGCGTTGGCAAACGGTATTGCGTCGGCTTATAACACCGACATTCTCAAAGGGGCTCCGGTCAAGCAAGACACGAGTGGAAACATCGTTATTGCTGGTGCATCGGATGCAATTCTTGGTGCCTTCGCGGGCGTAGAGTGGACTGATACAACGGGTCGCCGTCGTGTCAACAACTACTGGCCAGCGAACACCGCTTACCAAACTGGATCGTGCGTCACCTATTTCTATAGCGACCCCAACATCGTCTATGAAATCCAGACTGATGCAACGATTACGCAGGCTTCTATCGGCGACGAGTACAACTTCTCGGCCAACACCGGTTTCACGGTCTCCAGCGGCTCTAACGTCACTGGCCTGTCAACCGCTGGCTTGGGTGTTTCTACCGCTGCTGGCGCTGCCGGAACTGGCGTGATGCGTGTTGTTGACTTGTCACCTGGTACTGACAATGCGTGGGGCGACCCATACGTTGTGGTGCGGGTTCAGATCTCCAAGCACCAGTACGCTGCTATTAACGTGTCGTCGAATGCGGCGTCCACTGCGGCCTACCCGGTTGCACTGTAAAAGGAGGAACTGAATCATGGCAGCTCCAATGCGTAATACGGACTTTCGGAGCATCGTTGAGCCAATCCTCAATGAATGTTTTGATGGAGTCTACGATCAGCGTACCGATGAATGGTCACGGGTTTTCCGCGAGCAGACCGGTATCCCCCGCAACTATCACGAGGAGCCCGTCCTTTATGGATTCGGCGCAGCTCCGCAACTGCCTGACGGGACTCCGGTTTCGTACCAGCAGGGCGGCGTACTCTTCCTCAAGCGCTATGTGTACAACGTCTATGGCTTGGCGTTTGCACTGACGAAGGTGCTTGTTGAAGACGGCGACCACATCCGTATCGGCCAGGTTTACTCGCGTCACCTTGCTCAGTCTTTGATTGAGACCAAAGAGACGCTGGCCGCGAACGTTCTCAACCGTGCGTTTAACTCGTCCTACGCTGGCGGTGACGGTGTTGCCCTTAACTCGGCATCCCACCCGATCGCTACTGGTACGTTTAGCAACCTGTTGACGACGGCCGCTAACCTTAGCCAGACCTCGCTTGAGCAGATGTTGATCCAGATCCGTCAGGCTGTGGACAACAACCAGAAGAAGATTCGCTTGGTGCCCCGCCAGCTGGTGGTCGCTCCTGGCAACGTCTTCCAGGCTGAGGTTCTGCTTAAGAGTGTTCTGCGCTCGGGCAACGCCAACAACGACATCAACCCGATCAAGTCGATTGGCTTGCTTGACGAGGG